GTGCAACGATGAAACGTTGTTGTTCCTTGGTGAGATCATCCATATATTTGACTCCTTTCTTAAGTACTCGGCTGTTGCAGCAGCCTGTAGAACAAGAATAAGAGGAAAGAGCAATAAAGTCAACGGCAGGAAAACAGAACGCGGGAAGAGGGGGTGAGAGAGTTTGGAGAAACGACAAAGAATTGAAGAAGCTTTAAAAGAGATCGGAATCCATAGCATCAAAGATCTGAATGAAGCAATTAAGAAAGAAAAGCCGCTTGATTTGGGAATTATGGTCAGAGATGCGGAAGATGTGAGAAAGGCAGGTTAGAGAATAGCAGTGCTGGTGTTTATGGAATGGTTCAGTATGCTGATTGTAATTGTGTGTACTGTTGGGGGAATTATAGCAATAATAGAGGACATACATATCTGGAGAGTTATAAAACGAAAAGAAAAACTTGCCAGACGCAGACTGGATGAACGGGAAAAGGATTTGCCGGAGTAACAGTTACAAGTATTTTTACATAATTTACCCGGGGTGATCATATGGCGAAATTAAAATGCGTGAACAAGGTAAGAATCAATGGCGAGTTGAAAGATCAGAGCGATTTCACTGAGGAGGAATTCCGTGAAATCATGGAGCAGATCTCAGACAGAGCCATGCAGAGAATTGGATATGAAAAAGTAAAAGAAGATAAGACCGCCTAAGCAGGCGGAGAAAGGACAGGAAGTAATGAAAAAGAAGGAAGCAATGGAGCTGATCGGGAGCGTGATTGCCCCGATCGTGGCGGCAGGAGCAGCAGCATTCACATTCTGGTGGCTGACAATGTACAGTGTGCTGTGTGAAAGAGACGTAGCAGGAACGGTGATTACTGTATGGTGTGCCGTGGTGATTCGAATTATGCTGTGGGCAGAAAAGAAAGGAGAAGAGGAATGATCGGAGTAAGCAGATATCGTGATCCGGTTGGTATTAAGCTGATGAGACGAGCTGGTCTGAATCCGGATCAGTACATAGCAGTGAAGAACAATACAGAAGAACTGATGGCTATGAACATCAAAACCGGCGAAAAAGTCAGAATTGAAAAAGCCCCGGTGCTGGCAGGCAATCCGGGACTTGAATAAAAAAGCAAGCTTAGTATAGAGCATATGAGAGGAAAAAGCAAGTGAACCATAAAAAAGAAATTGTAGATACACTCCAACACATGTCGGGGAAGTATTCGACATACGAGATATTCTCCGACTGGATCAAGTGCTGTGCCCTGGCGATCAGCAATCAGAGCGACCTGTTCCGGGATAATGAGATATGGGAAAGCCGAGAGCAGGAGTATCTTGCGACCATCCAGAAGTATACAGCGGAAGAAGCACAGGAGTTTACCTGGATGCTTGCGGAACTGGCTTTTGCACTGGAGGATGAAATAACAGACGTGCTGGGCGAGGTATACATGGCAGCCGGAATGGGAAATAAATCAACCGGTCAGTTTTTTACACCGTACCATCTGTCGGAAGCACTTGCCGGGGTTGCGATCCCGGCAGACATTTCGCCGGCGAAACCATTGGTACTGGATGAACCAAGTACGGGAGGTGGCGGCATGATCATTGCCGCCGCTGAAATATTGAGAAAAAGAGGGCTGAACCACCAGAGGTGCATGGAAGTGGTTGCACAGGATCTGGACTGGAAGGGGGTATACATGACCTACCTGCAGTTGTCCCTTTTGGGGATCAAAGCGATTGTGGTGCAGGGCAATACCCTGTCAGAGCCATTTACAGACCTGAGGAGCTACCCGAAAGAACGGGTGCTGCTCACGCCTGCACAAAAAGGAATGTTGATTTGAAAGGAAGAAGCAAGATGGAAGGACAGCAGCCAGATGCACGTCAGAGCCTGTATGAAAGTATACTTCTGGTTCTGATGAACGAAGAGGTAGATATCAGCCGCGTTAAGAATGGGATCTATGTGGCACTGAATGGGTATGAAGTCCAGGAACGAACAACGGAGATTGCTCTGATTTCACAGGAAAGAAATGAATATCTGCTTAAAAAGTTTATGATTGCAAAGACGGTCAAAGGATGCACACCAAGAACTCTGAGATATTATCGTGACACTTTGAAATTTGTGTTCGATTACATAGGAAAAACGGTAGATGACATTACCTCAGATGACATCCGGATGTACAGCATTATCCGGATGAAAAAAGATGGAGTAACTGAAGTAACAGCAGATAATGAACTCCGTGTGCTGAGGAGTTTTTACGGGTATCTTCAGCGGGAAGAGATCCTGACAAGCAACCCGATGCTGAAGATTGAATGTATCCGGGCACAGCGGGTGAAAAAGACGGCATTTACCGAAATGGAGATTGAAAAACTCAGAATCCAGGCGATGGAAACAGGAGCGAGAGAAAGCATGATTGTTGAAACGCTGTTAAGCACTGGAATGAGGGTCGCAGAACTGGCACAGGTCAGACTGTGCGAGATTGAAGGAAACCGTGTGCTGACCCATGGAAAAGGGAAAAAGGACCGTTACACCTATCTGAACGCAAAGGCAGAGCTTGCGATGGACAGGTACCTGAAAATCAGAAACGATGATAACCCATACCTGATCCCAGGACGGATCATGCAGAAAGGTGATAAAGAACTGGAAAGACCGGCAGCGTTTAACTGTCATGGACATATCGAACGTCACCAAATAGAAGAGACACTGAAAGGAATTGCACAGGCAGCAGGCGTTGCCGAAGGGAACCCACATAAATACAGACGTACCTGTGCAACGATGGCACTCCGCAGAGGGATGCCGGTTGAACAGGTGTCGAAGATGCTGGGGCATGAACAGCTCACGACTACACAAATCTATCTGGATATAGACGAGGAAAACATGAAAGCGGCACACAGGAAATATGTAGTTTAGAAAACAAAAAGCATTGCCATAACAGCAATGCTCTCCGCGAATATGCAATATTCCAAACCATCCATATTGTATCATTTCGCCGGAAAAAATTCAAGCGGTAAAAGCAGTTGCATGGCCGCTTTTCAACTTGATTTAGACAATTAAAGATAGGAAAACCAGAGGGATGTATACAAGAAAGACTTGGAAGAGTAAAAACGCGATCGAGATAGCAGAATACCATGACTGCAGGTACGGGGCACCGGGAAGAAGCAGGATGGAAAAAAGGAAAGCCACACCGGAAGAGATGGAGAAGCAGAACCAGAGAAACCGGGAGCGGAAAGCCAGACATAAGTTATGGGCAAACTTCAAGGAAGACGACTACTTTTCAACCTGGACGTTTAAGAAGGAAAGCAGACCGCAGGACATGGGAGAAGCAAAGCAGATCTTCAGCAAAGTGATCGGGATCATCCGGAGGGAATATAAGAAGCGTGGGCATAAGCTTTGCTGGATCCGCAACATAGAGGTAGGCACAAAAAATGCATGGCATATCCATATCGTGTTGAACCGGATACCGGACACGGACCTGATCCTGAAAAAAGCATGGACATATGGCGGGATCCATAATGAACTGCTGTATACAAGTGGGGAGTTCACAAAGTTGGCGGTATATCTGTGCAAGACACCGAAGACGGACAAGCGTCTGAAGGAGAACAGCTATTCAACGTCCAGGGGATTAGCCGGGATCGAGCCGAAAAGGCGGGTCATGAAGGGCAAGACCTGGAAAAAGGAGATCAGACCGCCGAAAGGCTGGTACATCGATAAAGAGAGCGTCCGCCAGGGAGAGAACAAACTGACCGGACAGCCATACCGGACTTATATCCTGTTCCGGATACAGAGGGAATAAAGACACGGTAACAGGGCAAAAAACCACTAAAAACAATAGATAAAGACAAAATATGTGGACAGTGTGCATAAAATGTGCACAACTACAAGGAATAGGGCAGAAATGCGATAAAAGGGAGTCCACAGAAAGGAGAAATCAGTGGAAGAACAGAAAGAACACGTAAAAGCATATATAAAAGTTACCGGTCACAAATATGCCTGGATGCTGGAATGTGGAGGGGGACGGCTTTATGGCGATGGAGAAGGCAGCAGTTGCAGCGTAAATCGGAAGCTGACAGCAATAGAAGCTCTGGCAGACATGTTGGGACATATGAAACGAGGCGTGATGTTTGACCTGAAGATCAATGAAATAAACATTGCCAATTATATTAACCGGGGTTTCCTGGGCAAGTGGAAGCAGAACGGATGGAAAACTGTAGGAGGTGCACGCGTGAAATACGCAGAAGAATGGAAAAAAGTGCGTTTTGAACCGCATGCATTCAGAGCAGAATATGTTCATGATTTGGAGATACCGGCATGAGCGGCGAGTGGGACGGCTTCTTGCTGCCGAAAAACGGCAGGAAGAAAAAGCGGAAAAAACATGGCAGGAGCATCATGCAGGCAGGGAAATACTGCTATCTGTGTGCCAGATTCTACGGAGACTATGGGCGAAAGCCTGTGCAGAAGCACCACATAGTCTTCGGGCGGGGAAACAGGCAGATATCAGAGGAGCTGGGATTGACCGTCTACCTGTGTGACCAGCACCATGAACACGGACCAGATGCCGTCCACGTGAACCATGAAATGGCACGAATTTTGCAGGCAGACGCACAGGAAGTATATGAACAGACACACACCAGGGAGGAGTGGATGGAGCGAATTGGGCGGAATTACAAACTATAAATGGCAGAAACAGTTCGAGGAGCATTGGGGCATCCTGCATAATCGATACGGAAAGCGGGATCTGCTGAGAGAATGGCCGGAGACAACGGCAAAAGTGATGAAAGCATTGAAGAGAAAGGAAGGCAAACAGAATGAACAAAGTAATCTTGATGGGAAGATTAACCAGAGACCCGGATATCCGACATTCTGCTGGCGAGAACAGTACAGCAGTTGCACGTTATACACTGGCAGTGGATCGCAGATACAAGCGTGATGGCGAGGCAGGTGCTGATTTTATCAGCTGTGTGGCGTTTGGACGCAGTGCAGAGTTCGCAGAGAAGTATTTCCGCCAGGGGCTGAAAGTAGTCGTTACAGGTCGTATCCAGACAGGAAGCTATACCAACCGGGACGGCAACAAGGTTTACACGACAGATGTAGCCGTAGAGGAACAGGAATTTGCGGAAAGCAAAGCGGCAGGACAGAGAAACCGGGAAGAAAGCAGCCAGGAACGGCCAGAGCCGATGCCAGTGGATGAGAACGGATTTATGAACATCCCGGACGGTATTGACGAAGAACTGCCGTTCGCATAGAAACTGATCTGAATTACGGCAAGGAGAAAGGAAGAAGATATTATGATGTTCACAAAATTTGGCGAAATGAACTCCTACAAGGAGATCAATGAACTGGCGGAAAACATGTTCAACGAGGGCGATATCAAAAGCCTGAAAGAAATGGCTAAAGAGAATGGGATTCCGGAAGATATGACAGAGATGTACCTGCAGGGCGAGATCCCACAGCTCTGCGAGGCAATGGATGCGGCACTGGGCAAGATCGATGTCGAGGTCAGAGAGCTGAAGCCGCAGGAGATCATGCTGGACTGGGTGGAATACCTGAGAGGTCAGTGTATGGAAAATGAGATGCTTGCGTTCCAGGTACGAAAAAAGGGCAAGAGCCTGGCGGGATGCATCGGGACATTACTGCAATGGTCCTATGCTACCAGAGTAACTGTACACAAGGATGTGGCGAAAGCAGCAGGCATCGGAGGAAACTATAAGCTTGGTATGTGTCCAGGGATGGCAACCGCAAAGAAACTGATCACAGAGTACTATATGGGAAAGTAGGCGGCAGAAATGAAAAAGAAAGCTATCGAAAAAATCCCATACCTGGGACTGAAACAGGTCAGCAGAGGGCAGGATGTGAAATATATCGGGGTAACGGCGGTCAAAACCGTGGGACACGAAAAGCATCTGTTCCTGGAAATGTATCGAAACGAAAAAGAATCAATGGATATTCCGGTCGTGCGGATCGCACTGACAAAGAAAGACTTCGGCACTTACTACCCTGACAAAGATACATGGACAAGAGAAAAAATCGGAAAGGACTATTATTACGGTTCAACACTGGTCTGGAATAAGGCAGGGGGAAGGACAGAGCGAAACAGCAGGGCAAAAGCCAATATCCTTGCCACCGAAGAAGATATGCAGCGTATTGAAAAATTCTGTGGAAAAAATGAATGGTATAAAAGCGAATGGTGGGAGCACATATACTGGTTTCAGAGTTCTATCGTGCATGAGGAAAGAAGACGGCGGGAAAACAGAAAGTATGAAAGACGGCAGCAGGCGTTGAAAGACCGCCAGGAGCACACACCGGAACTCCCGGAAGCGGAGATCCTGGAGATGGCAGACATGTTCTATTTCTACCAGAAGCATTATCTGTATTACAAGAAACGCGGCTGCTGGGTGCGGATCGCCTGCACAAAATGCGGCGGCGTAACCGAAGCCAGATGGAAAGGCGGAATAAGCTACGAAAGCCAGTACCAAAAATGGGTGGACCCGCCGAAAGAGGGTGTTCTTGCACCATGCCCGATGTGTGGGGAAATAGGCGAGTACAAATGTCAGGGCAAAGTCAAAGGTTCACATAGCAAAAGGATCTATGCATTCCTTGGACAGAAATACAAAGAAAAAGGCATGGTATTCCGTTACATAGAGCTGATAAAAGAATGGAAACTTGAATTGATGGCAGATGATAAAGAAGAAATCATGCATAATGCCAGCGAAGAGATTTCCGGTATTGAAGTAGCGAGAACCTATCTGATGCCGGGGGAGAAAACACAGATTGATTACCATAAACATAGCTGGGTTGACGGAAAAGATTACTGGGATGACTGCAACCTGTACGGCAACGTCAACATCACGATCCATGCAGGGCGGATCCTGCCGCATACCTACCGTGAAATGCAGGGAACTATATTCCAGTACAGTGCCCTGCAGGAATATGAAAAAATGGTCCCGGAAGTCAACCCGGTCAGCTACCTGGAACGCTGCCTGGATATCCCACAGTTGGAAATGGTTGTAAAAATGGGATTAAGCGAGATCGCGGCGTCCATCGTCCGGTGTGAGTGCGGCATTATAGCAGACACAAATGCAAAACGGCTGGATAAATTCCTGGGGATCCGGAAAGAGCGGACACAGCAATTGATTAAAAGCAAGGGCAACTCTGCACTCCTGGAAGTTATGAAGATGGAAAAGAAGCTGAAACAGAACTGGACAGATGAACAGATCGAACATCTGGCAGTGACAAGACTGAAACAGGGACGGGTCGAACAGGCATTACAGTACATGGGCATACAGAAGCTTCTGAACCGGATAGAACGGTATGCCGGATGCAGATATGAAAGTGCCTGCCTGCGTGCACAGGAACGGATCAGACACATGGCAGTAACCTACACGGATTACCTGGGTATGCGGCTGTCACTCGGGTATGACCTGACGAACACGGTATACCAACAGCCGAGGGATCTGGAAGCGGCACACAACAAGATGGCAGCAGAACAAAACAAGAAAGAGGCAGACAAACGTCTGCAGGAAGTAAAAAAGAGATTTGCAGGCATCCGGAACAGCTACCGGAAGCTCAGAAACCGGTATTTCTATGAGGATGATGAATATATCATCCGGCCGGCAAGGTCAGCGGAAGAGATTGTCATGGAAGGCAGGATTCTGCACCATTGCGTTGGTGGGGACAGCTATCTCAGAAAACACAATGACGGACAGACCTACATTCTGATGCTGCGGTTTGCAAAAGAACCGGAGATACCGTACATAACTGTAGAGATCGAGCGGGACACGCACCAGCTCATCCAGTGGTACGGGGCACACGACCGCAAACCAGATAAAGAGCACATGCAGAAGTGGCTGGATGATTACGTGGGGCATCTGAAACAGAAAGATGCAGAAGCAAAGCAGAGGGCACAGAGCGTGGCGTAAGGAGGGAATATGGAGTACACACAGATCACACTGAATGACTGGATGGAGATGAAACAGAAGCTGAAACAGGAACTGCTTGGCGTGAAGCAGTCCTTTGTCCGGATCGGGTACGCACTTCGAAAGATCGATGATGCGAAACTGTACGAACAGGACGGATACAAGAGCGTTGCGGAGTTCGCCAAAGCGGAATATGGCCTTGAAGGTTCCACGGTATCACGATTTATGAGCATCAACCGGGAATATTCCATAGACGGCTATTCCGAACGCCTGAAGCCGGAATATGCAGACTTCAACCGCTCCCAGCTGGAAGAGATGCTGAAGCTTCCAGAAGCAGACCGGGAGATGATCACACCGGACACGGCAAGAAAAGAGATCCGCGATATCAAGAAATTCAACCATGCAGAACCGCAGGAGGGCATCGCAGACGATGTAACGGACCTGATCCGGCACTTCGGGAAAGACAATGCAGATACACTGAAAAAGCTGTATCAGTGCGGTATTGCAGATAACCTGTATGAAAATATCAACCGGCTGATCGAGATCGTAAACCCGGGCGGCAGCAGGAGCTACCGTAAAGGGCTGTTCTTCCTGATGTTCCATGAAGACTGCCTGAAATATAAGAAATACGGACAAACACCGCAGAGAATGGAGTACCGTGAATTTTTTGAACGGATCTTGGATGTTTTTGGTGATGAACCGGAAGAAGAGACAATGGAAGGGGTGACAGAAGCTGAGCATGAAAGAACGGATAGCGAACATGAAAGAGAAGTGGAAGAACTGGCAGCAGAACCGCAAAGAGATAGCAGAGTTGAGAGAGAAGATCCTGAGAGAGGGGAACATGAACAGGAGCGAACTGGACAGCCAGATCCGAAAGTCGAAGAACCGGAAAAAACAGTAATTTCGCCGGCGAAAAAAACGGAAGAAAAAGAAGAAACTGTTCCGGAAATCATTGAAAGTGAAACTGAAATTGAAGAAAGTGTTCCAAAAATCATGGAAAATGTGGTTGAAATTGAGGAAGACGTTCCGGAAATAAGCGAAAACGTAATTGAAACAGAGGTGAAAGTTACCCATCAGATTAAGCTGGGAGCGGAATTCTTCGACGATGCGGCAGCAGGAAGAAAGAGCTTTGAACTGAGAAAGAACGATCGCAATTACAAAGAGGGCGATATGTTAGAAATGGAAGAGATCAAAGACGGAAAGAAAACCGGGCGAAAATGCAGTAAGCGTATTGTATACATGATGGAAAACTTTGAAGGACTGGAAAACGGATATTGCATCCTGGGATGCGAATTGCTGTAAAGGAGAGGATGATAGGATGTTTATACATTTAAAAGATTTCAAAAGAATGCTCAAGCAAGCCTATACAGGCGTAGGGTTATGTGTGGCACGAAGAGGGGATGATCTGCTGTTCAGTGGTTCTGGCTGGGCGATTGCCACAGAAAAAGGGTCAATGGATAAAAAGCAGCTGGCAGCAGTCATTGAACTGACTGGTGAACTTCCGGGAGACGGGGAAGCTCTCAAAGCAACAAAGGAAGAGAATCAGTATGAGATCGGCGAAGTTCACTGGGATATGATAGACAGAACAGAGAACCGAGAGGAAGAAGAAAAATTAACCGTGACGCAGGTTGTGTTAGAAAGATATCCATATGGCAAGGCTATGAGGGTATTGCAGGCAGCAGACGGACGAGTAGAGGTGCTGGATGACAGATTCGCAAAAGCGATTGATTCCATGTTGATGAACTTGGAATATGAGTATGAAGTCCAGGGACCGTTCATCAACCGTAAATTTCCGAAACAGGTGTACTGGAAAAGCGAAG